GCACCTACTCAGGGACAAGCCAGAGACATTATGTGGTCCACCCTTCTCGATCTCGGGCATGAAGTTATCAGTGGTAGTCATGTTAATAATCTTCAAATTAAGCTTATTAATGGAGCCACTATCAGTCTCAAGGGAGCCGACCGACCTGAAACTATGCGAGGTGTCTCGCTAAAGTTTTTAGTAATGGACGAATACGCGGACATGAAGCCAGAAGTATTCGAGCAAATTTTGAGGCCCGCCCTTGCCGACCAAAAAGGATGTGCGATGTTCATAGGAACACCTATGGGACGCAATCACTTCTACGAAATGTACAAATATGCAGAGTTGAGTAATGATCCGACGTACAAAGCTTGGCACTTTACTTCTTATGACAATCCATTATTGGACCCGAACGAAATTGACATTGCTAAGAAGTCTATGTCTAGTTATGCGTTTCGCCAAGAATTTATGGCGTCGTTTGAAGCTCGTGGGTCGGAAATGTTTAAGGAAGACTGGGTTCAGTTCAGTGAAGACACCCCCGAAATAGGAGATTACTACATTGCAGTTGACTTGGCAGGATTTGAAGAAGTCAACAAAAAAAGAACTAAAAATTCCAAACTTGACGACACAGCCATTGCCGTGGTTAAGGTCAATGAGCATGGTTGGTATGTTGACAATATCATATACGGTAGATGGTCACTTGACGAAACAGCAGCTAAGATATTTCAGGCCGTTAGAGATTACCGTCCCGTGTCGGTTGGAATCGAAAGAGGTATTGCTAAACAAGCCGTCATGTCTCCTTTAATGGACATGCAAAAGCGTTACGGTATGTTTTTTAGGGTAGAAGAACTAACACACGGCAACAAAAAGAAAACAGACAGAGTAATGTGGGCGTTACAAGGACGCTTTGAAAATGGGTACATTACACTGAACAAAGGAGAGTGGAACTCTAGATTTCTAGACCAACTCTTTCAGTTTCCTGACCCTTTGACCCATGACGACTTAGTGGACGCTTTAGCGTACATTGACCAACTGGCAAATGTAGCGTACGACTACGACTACGAAATAGAAGACCATGAAATTTTAGACGTGGTAGCAGGATACTAATATGACTGATTTATATGAACAAGACCCACTTATGGTTGAAGAAACGATTGAAGATTGGGTTATAACCAAGTGTGAAGACTGGAGGGACTACTACGAAAACAATTATGAAGCAAGATTTGAAGAATATTATAGATTATGGCGCGGTATATGGGACCCTGCAGACAGTGAGCGTAGGACTGAGCGTTCCCGTATTATTTCTCCTGCATTACAACAAGCTGTTGAGTCTAATGTAGCAGAACTAGAGGAAGCCACCTTTGGGCGTGGTAAGTGGTTTGATGTAAGCGACAATCTTGGTGACACGCAAAAACAAGATGTACTGTTTCTACGTAACAAACTTACGGAAGACTTTGAAGACTGCATGGTACGTAAAGCTGTTGCAGAGTGTTTAATTAACGCTGCTGTGTTTGGTACAGGCATTGGCGAAATTGTTATTGAAGAAATGAAAGAGATGTCTCCTGCTACTCAACCTATTATGGGAGGAGATTTGCAAGCAGTAGGAGTTAACATAACAGAGCGTGTTAAGGTCAAACTAAAACCTGTACTACCTCAAAACTTTTTAATTGATCCTGTAGCCACTTCTGTAGAAGACTCTATGGGTGTTGCTATAGATGAGTTTGTTAGTTTACACCACGTAGAACTATTACAAGAGCAAGGCGTTTATCGAGACATATACGTAGGTACGGCTGCTCCTGATACAGACTTAGAACCTGACCAAGACATTACTATTTATAACGATTATAAAGTTCGTCTTACAAAGTATTATGGTCTTGTTCCTAGAGAGCTTCTAAATGCCGCTACAAGCGAAGATGACGAAGAAGAAGTACCTGAAGAAGACTCTGGCTCAAAGTACGTAGAAGCCGTTGTAGTAATTGCTAACGGCGGTATTTTGTTGAAGGCAGAGGCTAATCCTTACATGATGCAGGATCGTCCTGTTGTAGCGTTTCCTTACGACGTAGTACCCGGTCGCTTCTGGGGTCGTGGGGTCTGTGAAAAAGGATACAACTCTCAAAAGGCTTTGGATACAGAGTTGCGAGCTAGAATTGACGCCCTAAGCCTTACTATTCACCCAATGATGGCTATTGATGCTACTAGACTTCCTCGTGGTGCAAAACCTGAAGTACGTCCCGGCAAAATGATACTTACTAATGGAAATCCAAAAGAAGTTTTACAGCCGTTTAATTTTGGTCAAGTCAATCAAATTACCTTTTCTCAGGCAAGCGCATTACAGCAGATGGTACAACAAGCAACAGGAGCCGTTGACTCAGCAGGAATTTCTGGGTCTGTTAACAGAGAAGCTACTGCTGCTGGTATTAGTATGTCTCTTGGTGCTCTTATTAAACGTCACAAACGTACTTTGATTAACTTCCAACAATCGTTTCTTATTCCGTTTGTTAAAAAAGCTGCCTACCGTTACATGCAGTTTGACCCAGAAAACTACCCTGTTGCAGACTACAAGTTCAACGCTAGTAGCACACTAGGTATTATTGCCCGTGAGTATGAGGTTACTCAGCTTGTACAACTGTTGCAGACTATGGGTAAGGACTCACCGTTATACAACACGTTAATTCAGTCTGTTATTGATAACATGAATTTGTCAAACCGTGAAGAACTTCTTGCTGCTATGGCTCAAGCAATGCGACCGAATCCAGAAACACAACAAATAGCTATGGCAACACAACAAGCACAGTTACAACTTCAACAATCACAAACTGCAGCTTTGGCTGCTCAAGCACAAGAGTCTAGTGCCAGAGCCGCTAAATTGTCAGCAGAAGCAGCGGTTGTGCCTGAAGAACTTGAAATTGATAGAATTAATGCAATTACTCGTAACCTTAAAGAAGGTGATCAAGAAGATAAAGAGTTTGAGCGACGTTTAAAAGTAGCTGATACTCTCCTTAAAAAACAAGTCATAGAAGGTAAACCCGATGTTAACAGACCACGAACTACGGCTTCTCCTACAGAGAATCAACCAAGACTTCAAACACCAGTGGAACCGAATAACGGAACTGGAACGCAAGGTGGAGGAGTTGTCTAATGTCAAAGAAAGCAGACCCAAGACTAGCACGAGCAGGGGTAAGCGGGTACAACAAGCCAAAGCGAACGCCTAGGCACTCTACTAAAAAGTTTGTAGTAGTTGCTAAAGAAGGGGACAAAATTAAAACCATACGCTTTGGCGACAAAAACATGACTATCAAAAAAGACCAGCCTGCACGACGTAAGTCGTTTAGAGCTAGACACAAGTGTGACACAAACCCACCTAGTAAACTAACGGCACGATATTGGTCGTGTAAAAACTGGTAAGGAGATAACAATGGCGGCAAAAGAGGATGCCTAAAAAATGAAAGTCAATGCACCCAAAGGATACCACTGGATGAAAAGTGGTAAAAGTTACAAGTTGATGAAAGACCCTTTAGACGGCTACAAGCCACACAAAGGTGCTTCTAAGTCAGCTAACTTTGAAGTTCAAAAAGTCCACAAAAAGTAAGGAGACAGTTATGGGATACGGTAACGCATACGGCGGCAAAAAGAAAAAAGTAAAAAAACCTAAAGGTAAGTAGTCATGGCTAAAAGCACTATACCTAAGAATGTGAAGAACAAAGCACTTTACTCAAGAGTAAAGTCTGAGGCTAAACGTAAATTTGATGTCTTTCCTTCGGCTTACGCCAGTTCATGGATAGTTAGAACCTATAAAAAACGTGGTGGTACTTATGCCTAGAAAGCGTCAGACAGGAGGAGCTAGTCGTCCCAAGAAAGGTTTAACCAAATGGTTTGCCGAAGAATGGGTTGACGTTAAAACAGGTAAGAAGTGTGGACGCAGCGGTAAAGAAAAAAAGACTCGTCCGTACCCTTCCTGTCGTCCTAAGGCTGTTGCAGCTAAAATGACTAAAGCTGAAAAAGCTTCTTCTGCTAGACGTAAGACAGGACCTAAAGCAATTAAACACGCAGTCACAGCTTCAGGTAAACGTAGAAAGTCTACAAGAAAAGCTTGACATCCTCTAAAAAGTGTGTTATAATAAAACTATAGTTAACAACATTAGAGGAAACTATGGATACTGAGCTTGAAACCTACTTCGACAACTACTTCGAACTCTTCAATCACGAAGGTTTCAAACAACTCATACAAGATTTATCCAACAATACAAAACAATTAGCTGACATTCAAACAGTTAAGGATACAGAGGAACTCTTCTACCGTAAAGGCCAAGTTGCTGCTTTCGCTACTATAATAAACCTACAAGGCACTATAGAAGCGGCTAGAGATCAAGCAGAAGCCGAAGCAGAAGGTCCTGTTGATGTTTAAAATTTATGACTTCCGTTGTACAAACGGACACGTTTTTGAAAAAATGGTAGAGTCAGATGTTACAACCAGTAGGTGCGGTTGTGGCGCTAACGCTACTAAATTGGTATCTGCCCCGTCTTTTCACCTTGAAGGTCACTCTGGGGATTTCCCCGGTCGTCACATGAAATGGATACGAGAACACGAACAAGCAGGTAGAAAAAAGTCTCCACAATGATTATAATCACGGAGTTTAATTATGTCACGAGCGCAAATGCTTGATCCACAACCTGAAGAGGAAAACGTGGACACCATTGAAAACGAAGCTGAAGAGATTCAACAAGAAGAAGAAGTTGAGCAACCTCAAGTAGAAGAAACCAGCTTACCAGAAAAATATTATGGTAAGTCTTTAGAAGAAGTTGTACAGATGCACCAAGAAGCTGAAAAGCTATTAGGTCGTCAGTCTTCTGAAGTAGGCGAGCTTCGTAAGGTTGTAGATAATTACATTAATACTCAAACGCAACCAATAGCACCTCAACAATACGTTGAGCCTGAAGACGATATAGATTACTTTACAGACCCTCAAGCAGCCGTTAATCGTGCTATTGAGAATCATCCTAAAATTAGAGAAGCGCAACAGTACTCAGAGCAGTATAAAAAGCAAACGTCATTAGCTACGCTTCAAGCTAAACATCCAGATATGCAAGACATTCTTAGTGATCCTAAGTTTGCAGAATGGATTAAGGCATCTAAAATTAGAACTCAGTTGTTTGTAGCAGCTGACCAACAGTACGATGCTGATTCTGCGGACGAACTCTTCTCACTCTGGAAAGAACGGAAGACAGTAGCCCAGCAGACTGCCAAAGTTGAAAAACAGGTACGTAAGCAAACACTAAAGGCAGCAAACACAGGCAACACACGAGGCAGTTCTGAAGGTAGTCGTAAGAAGGTATATCGTAGGGCCGACATTATTAAACTAATGAAAAATGACCCTGATCGTTATCAAGCATTGTCAGACGAAATTATGGCAGCTTATGCGGAGGGTCGAGTCAAATAATCTAGGAGATTGACATGGCTACTGCAACTTACCCCGGCGCGGCGGGTAATACCGCGAAAACGGAAGCGGCAACATTTATTCCAGAAATCTGGAGTGACGAGATTATTGCCTCTTACCAAAAGAACTTAAAAATGGCTCCACTTGTTAAGCGTATTGCTATGAACGGCAAGAAGGGCGACAAGCTACACATTCCTAAGCCTACTCGTGGAGATGCAAATGCTAAAGCCGCTGACACAGCAGTTACTATCATTGCAAACACTGAAAGCGAACTTCAAGTTGATATCGACCGTCACTTTGAGTATTCACGCTTAATCGAAGATATTGTTGAAGTACAGGCACTTTCTAGCCTCCGTCAGTTTTACACTGAAGATGCTGGTTATGCACTTGCTGTACAAGTTGACAACGATCTTCACGCGGCAGGTACTGGTTTTGGTGACGGTGGTTCAGTTGTATTTAGCCCAGCAGCTACTGACTATCAGCACACTGGTTGCTTCTTTAACGACAACGGTACAACTACTCAGTATACCGATGACACTATGGTAGCGGCTGACGTGTTTACTGATGCTTTCTTCCGTAACATGATTCAAAAGCTTGATGACAATAACGTACCTATGGACGGACGTGCACTTGTTATTCCTCCTTCGGTTCGTAATACCATCATGGGTATCGACCGATACGTGTCTTCTGACTTCGTAACTAGTCAGGCTGTTAACTCTGGTCTTATCGGCAACTTGTACGGCGTAGACGTTTATGTTTCAGCCAACTGTCGTACTATTGAAGCAGCAGCAGACAATACTGCATCTTCTATCGACACTCGTGCGGCACTTTTGTTCCACACTGACGCTGTAGTTATGGCAGAGCAACTCGCTGTACGCTCACAAACTCAGTACAAGCAGGAATACCTCTCAACTCTATATACGGCTGACTGCCTATACGGTGTTCAGGTATATCGTCCTGAAGCTGGTTTCGTACTCGCAATCGCTGAGTAAAACCTTCCGGGGGTCTTCATGGCCCCCTTTCTTTTTTTTTTGTTGGGGCTTTGAATGGGCTTATTTCGCGGCACAGGTGGAACTGGTGATGCAACTACACTGTCAACAGTTGACGGGGGAACTTATTAATGACAACGATTAAACTTAAGAATGGTTCTGGCGCACCAGCGGCTAGTGATCTTGTTCAGGGCGAACCCGCATTTGATCTGACCAACAAGCGCCTGTATACAGAAAACTCAGGCGGTACTGTTATTGAGGTAGGTACTAATCCCGGTGTAGATATAACTTTTGCTGATAGCATTAAATCTATTTTTGGTGCTGGATCTGACTTACAAATTTATCACGATGGTTCTGATAGTTATATCAGCGATCAAGGAACAGGCGATCTTAAAGTTCTATCTAACAGCCTACAAGTTAAAAACGCTGCTGACGATGAGAGCATGATTGTCGCTAACCAAAACGGTGCAGTAACTCTCTATCATAATAACTCAGCTAAACTAGCCACAACCTCCACAGGCATTGATGTAACTGGCACAGTCACAGCAACTGGCACTTCTGTTTTTGCAAGCCTAGATATTTCAGGTGATATAGACGTAGATGGTACTACCAATCTTGATGTCGTGGACATTGATGGTGCTGTGGATATGGCAAGCA